GTCATGATGGGTTTGGAGTTACCGCCGTAGAGGACGTTCGCTGCGCCGTAGTCGATATTGCGACCACCATATTCAACCGGACCACCAGCAGAAGTTTGGTTATAACTGCTAGGCCGAGCGGTGTTGTAGTCACCCCAATCGTAACTCATCGAAAGGTAGACGGTTGCAGGGCCTTCCGAGCGGATGAAAGTGTTAACCTTGCGCATTGTTTTTCGAACTTCGGTATCGCCAAAATCCAAGTATGGAGTTGCGTAGACGGCAATAATGTCTTCGCCATTAAAGTCTGTTCCCTGCTCCTGCCGATAGACTTTGCCATCATAATCTCCATGCAGAACGTACTCAGTTCGACCAATGTAATCGGATGTTGTGCAGGACGCTCGGATACCCGTCAGCTCCCCAAACTCCCAGCCGATTGAACCATCTTGGTTCGCTAGACCGCCGATGATGCCATAGGAACTTGTGACGTTCGCATCGTTATCGTCGCCAACAAAGAAACGAACCTGAGACTTAGACCGGATCACAACACCGTTGATCGTATCCATGTCGTATTCTCGGATCATATCAACAAGTGTGACTTGGATCGGTTTAGAGATAGTCTCTAGTTCAACATCACCAATCCGGCTTGTGCCTGAAACAGGACGGAAGCCATCTGGTGCAAGGAACATAAGATCGCCACCAATTTCCAGAACACTATCTCGGGCGATGCATCCAACATTTGTCGTAACTTGGTCTGTTACAAAGCCAGCAGTGATGTCTGGTGCTACCTTTTTGATGCTGTTGGTGCCGAAAACAAACAGGTCATCTCGGAACGGTTTAAACTGAACAACGTTAAAACCTGGTGTGATTTGCCCAGCGCCTGATGCTGATGTGAAATCAAACGGATCGCCAGGTGCCGAGTGGCAAAGTACTGAACGGGATGCCCTATCGCCGCCAAAGAACAGATGGTTTTCAAAAACGTCTACCAATGCTGGAGCATTGACGATCTGATTGCCACCTGGGCTTGCCGTACCACCTGTATTTGAGCTGTTTAGCTGATACCAATTTGTACCATCAAATATGATTGCGTTGTTTACGCCATCAGCAAAAGCAATATGGGAACCATCACCAAAGTCCCATTGAACATGACGGATTTTATCGACTGTGCGAACGCCATCTGTCGTATTCAGCGTCAGACTGTTGGTCATTGCTTGCCAACCGACCTGAGAGATAAATTTGTAGAACTTGTAGGTGTTCGCTCCGACATCTTTGCGGGCAGCAACGATATAGGGATTGCCAATATGCTCGTTCTTATAAATTGCAACGCACAGGACTTTGCCTTCAGCGTTGGCCCCACCTACTGTGACATCCAATTCTTCAAGTACTTTGAAGCCTTCAATACGGCGGTATCCACCATAGAGACTGGGTTCAAAGTTCACCAAACGAGTGGCAGAACCTGCTGCAGCCTCGGATAGATACAAGTGGTTTTGATTGGAGTTCAAACCGCCCGAACAGACCAGTTTGTAACTTTGAATTTCATCAGCCATCTAGAAAGCGATCCTAGTGTCCCGAACGTATTCGTAGGAATTGATGTAGAGGGTTTGGAGGTCCTTCAGACCAAGCGTAAACGCCTGAAACGCTGCATTCGCTGCGTCGATATTATCTTTGAACATGTAGAGGTGATAAAGCGCACCATCGATGATGACGGTATCGAAACTCTCAGGGATACGGGTGACATCATCATGTGCCGTCAGATCCGCATAGTTGAGGTAATACCGAAACCGAAGGCTGTACGTTTTGTCAGGAGATGGCGTTACGCCAAAGCCTGTTCCATGGCTCGGAAATACGAAATCAGGAACGGCCCTGCCCGTTGATCCCGCATCGTAGTCGGTATCCCGATATTTAGCGTACCACTCATCCCGCTCTACTGGAGAAAGCGTTTTGTAGCTTACCCCTAAGCCGTCATCCTTCTGGATTTGAAATGAGTTAAAATCAGCAATCTTGAAATAGTCAGGCCAATCATATTCGGTCCTGCCTACCTCAAGAACCTGAGTATGTTCGCTTGCATTAAAGGGCCATTCAAACTCAGCTTGATTGATCTTTGCAATCGCTGCTCGTACTGCATCCTTAACGAGTGCCTGTACGCCTCGCACACCTGCAAATTCAGCAGATGTCATTTCCACTTCATTGATACGGCGTAACACCATATTGCAAAGGTTTATGTATGTGCTGGGCATGGATAGTCCTTAAAATGACTGTGGGGGCAAGTTGCCCTGCCCCCGTAAGGCCATTAGGCCAGGTTGTAGTTAGCTGTAACCAAGCCTTCGCTGCGAAGGATTTTCTTACCGTACAATTGCATTCCTCGTACGATGTCAGCGAATGTGTCTGGTGAACGGAAAGATTCCGTTTTTGCGATTTGGTCAGCGACTGCCAATGAGCTGTCATGACCCGCAACAAGCACACCAAAGTTCTGACGAGAACCTGCTGAAGCAGATGTGCCAGCACCTGTACCGAAGTAAGGTAGGTTATTTGATGTGTAGACCCGGAAACCTCGGATTGTGCCAGGCATACGTCCGTTACGAACTTCACCTTCTCCACCAAAGTCAGCGTTGATCAGTTTTGCGTCCTCATCCATAAGGATTTCTTTGAAGACAGGATCAACGACCACCCAGCGCCCGTCTGTATCGACGTTTTGTGCGTCAAGAAGACGAGCCATGCGGTTCAGAACTGCAAGCGGTGAAGTTACGGCGCCTGTACCACCACCAGCAGCAACTGGAATGGATGTAAGGGCACTCACAGTCGCACCAGTTGTACCTGATGCAGCCGTACCACCAAAGTCGGTGATGTCTAACTTGTTCGCTGCTAGAAGTTCGTCTGCGCCTGCTGCTGCGTTCTGTTTAGTACCAACAGAAGCTGAACGAGCGATCCAAGCAGTGTTACCAGCGTTACGTTCATAACCTGAAACGTAACCCAAGATGTCTTGGTCAAATGCATCTCGCAATTTGTAAGCTGCTCGATCTGTTGCAAGATCGATGAAATTTACATGCGAGTGGGCATCTTCTATATCGTCCAAAGCGAACTGAAAATAGTTTGCAGAGTCGATGATCATTGTGAAGTCAGCATCAGTCAAATCTTGTGTCGCCAAGGTAGTGCCTCGGAGGTAAGAATTGATTGTGATGTCTGGTTCTTTGATGATGCGAACGGTATCGCCCATATTGGCGATTTCGTTTGCGTAATCCGTCACAGAAATATCTTCTACAACAGATGATTTACGGAAGGCTTTTTGAACCTTCTTTGAATAAATTACTGGGCTAAAATTGCCGTTGGGCAGGTTTGAATAACCCGATGCACTTCCAAATGCCATTGTTGATCTCCTTGTGAAAATGGCGTTGCATTCTCAGAAGGACCCATGAGCGGCAGTGCTTGATGGAGGGTGCGTATATACCGCCGTATATACGGGCCTCTGGGCACTGGTGGACTTTGCGTCTTTGTCTTCTGGATATTTGTTCATTCAGGGGTAGGCATAAGCGGCCCTGAATGAGGTGAGTTTGTGAACTCATGAACAAACCAAGTCGGTTTGTACAAAAATTCACCACAATATGTTGATTAAATTTGACAGTTAGGGGCTAAATAAGGCATTGTCGCTGCAACAGATCCGAAGTGATCTGAGAAGAGCAGCCTCCTTGATCATCCCCATACTAGACGGGGCTTGCTCTTCGCCGAGTAAGGTTGTCACTCCTCTCTCATCGGTAACCTTGCTACGGAATGTGAGGGCGCTGGCTCATACCTCCCTGTTGTAGCCAGTTGAACTGGTCGGCCACTAATTCTTGTAGTCATCATGGCCGACCTTTCTTTTTGGGAATTTACTTGCCTTTTGGAATTAGGATTCTATCTACCGACAGTGGCTTCGGCCACACTCCCTGTTGGACTGGCCCCGCCTTGTGCGGGGCATTTTTTGTTTGAATAATCAAAAGACAGTTTGTTAACCTAAGTGGGTTGAACAAGGTTATGTCATGCTTAGAATTTTTACACTTATCACCCTTTTATTCGCCAACACTTCATTCGCTGAAACTGTCTTTTCAACTGAGTTAAGATTTAGGTGTGAAATAAAAAAACTAGAAATGCTTGGCTATGATAATGATTTACGTCGAGTTAAAGTCGGCAATATCGTACCTTTTAAAATCTTATTGGAAACGAATGCCGATAAAAATCATCCACAAGCAACAGTTAAGTTGGGAACAAAAACTATTCAATTGTACCAGACAGATTGGGGTAGTCAGTTCCTTGGAGGAACAGAAATCGGCTACATTAAAAAGAACAATTGGCTGTCGGCTTCAGTGATGAACGGCGGCCGTTATTCACAGATAAATCTCAGCCCAAATTTTTTGCAGATTACGAATTCCTATCTTGGATCGGAAATAGCAAAGATTAAGCCCAACCAAAATAATTTCATTGTAAAATTTGCGGAAACATTCGAATACCATATGGAGGCTGAATGTCCTGAACCCATGCCGCAGTTTGAACTTTTAAAAGCAACGATTGAATTCGAAGATTTTTTTCAAAAGCTAGGCTTAAGTGTAGCGCAGTACAACTAGGATTGTTATCACCTCGCTCCACCGGAAAGGTCATAGACGAATGCGCCTGAGCGCATAGCCTCCATTATTGCCTCTTCGTTTTTCTCATAATCTCGGTCACTCATTTTTGCGACTTGGCTTTCGCTGAACTTCGCTTTGCCTTCAACGCCAGGAGTTGAACTAGATGTGCGCCCTACGGCAGTTGCCGCTGACTTTTTGTTTGTAGTTTTTCGACGGCCCGTATCAGCTTTATAAAGGTCCAAGGCCCGAGCGGCTGCATGGGCATCAGTGTTGTTTTTATAAAGTGCGTCCTGGATATATGCTGGTTGCATTTGCACCCATTCATGGAATGTCGGGTCTTGTCTGATCTCACCAAAATCAGGGTGGAGTTTGTAGAGCTGCTGTTCAGCTTCTTTGCGAGTGAGTTTGGTTTCAAGGTCCTTCAGATGACCTAACCGCTTCTCCCCCTCCTCCAGTGCCTCATTGGCTCGTTTGCGGGCGATTGTATCAACGATTTTAGCAACGTCTGGGTACTTTGCGCTCCATTGTTCGATCTCTTCGTCAGTCTTGGGAAAACGTATTTGCCCTTTGGCTGCGCTATCGAGTTGCTGCTTTAGTTGCTCAATCTCTTTGTCTTTTTGTGACATCAAGTTTTGCGAATGGCGGCGTAGATCACCATATCGCTTTTTAAAAGATGCCTCTTCCGCATTTTCTGCTTCAGGCTCTGCGGGTTCCTGCTGTTTTGCCACTTCTTGGCTGTAAGATAGATCGTCGTCTAACTCTTCTGCTCGTTTATATTTTGCCATGTTGGTTCCTTGGGGGCCGGAATACGGGTAGCCCAGCTAAAATCACACAATGAAGGCCACTTTGGGCTTCTTCACCATGCCAAACATCGATGTCTTTGTTCCGTAATCTGACTCGATGTATTCGTCCGTTTCTCGGACTTCAGGTTCCTCATATCCCACCTCGACCTCGGCCACTTCGACCTCATTGCCTTCAGGTGTTTCTTGAGGCTCCTCATCGTCGTAGGGTTCCTCCTCGACGTATTGAATAAGGCCCATGTCATACATGCCCATGAGGCCCATTTTTGCTTCATCCTGCATCATCATAATGTGCTTCAGGCCATGCCACTTAACGACATCGGCAGGGAGTATATACTCACCGTCTGAAACCATTATTTCGATATCGTCTCGTACATTTTCTGGTCCTGATCCAGGCGGCACAGGATTTCCTGAATACTCATCAGCCATGATCCCAGCATCCATCCCGCAAGCGATCCCACCATGATACATACCAGGGGTGTCATCCAATTCCTCATCACCAGTTGCCTTTTGTATTGCTTCGCCTCGTTGACGTTCATAGCCACTTAAGCGGCCATCATTGTTCAGATCCGCTTCGTCCTCATCGAGCTGAAAACGCTTCTCGGCCATCTCTTCGCCTTCTTGGGTTTTGATGCCCTTACGGGCTTC